AAAATTAAGGCAAAAATAATTAGATTATTTTAAGTTTGCGTCAAAAAAAAGGCATTAGCCTTTTTTCTCAGGCAAAATTAATATTGCTTTAAAGCAAGATTAAGTTTGCGTCAATTTTTTATTAATAAAAAAATTAAGGCAAAAAATAATTAGATTATTTTAAGTTTGCGTCAATTTTTTATTAATAAAAAAATTAAGGCAAAAAATAATTAGATTATTTTAAGTTTGCGTTAAAAAAAAGGCCTTAGCCTTTTTTCTCAGGCATTTTTTATTATATATCAAAAATATATAATAAAACTTCAGGCAAAAAATAATTAGATTATTTTTAGTGTTAAAAATTTAGGCTAAAAATTAGTCTATCCTAAATAAAAATTTAATTAAATAAATTTGCAATTAATCTGTAATTTGCAGATGATTCAGAACCACCTACTAATGATTCTCTTGATGTTGGTGGTCTTGGTGAATCAAGTGATGTTGCAGATAAATTTGGTGGTACTCTTGGTGTTTGTACTCTTGGTGAATCAAGTGATGTTGCAGATAAATTTGGTGATACTCTTGCTGTTTGTACTCTTGGTGAATCAAGTGATGTTGCAGATAAATTTTGCGATACTCTTGGTGAATCAAGTGGTGATGTTGCAGATAAATTTGTTGGTACTCTTGGTGTTGGTGCTATTGGTGAATCAAGTGATGTTGCAGATAAATTTTGCGATACTCTTGGTATTAGTGCTCTTGGAGAATTAAGCGGTGATGTTGCAGATGCTTCATAATCAGATGGTATATTTGGAATATAAGGCGATGTCGCGCTTACTGGTGTTCTTGTAGCAGATCTTCTGGAAGATCTTCTGGAAGATCTTCTGGAAGGTCTTGGAGTGTCTGTTTCAGATTCTATTCCGGATGTAGGAGATAATAATGGTGATTGTTTTTGTGATTTAGATGGTGAAGGTAAACCGACTATTGCTGCAGCTGCAGCATCGACAACATTCTCAACAACACCAATAATACCTGATGCGCCTTCACTATCAGAGGTTACAGAAGATGCGGATGGAGATCTTGCTGGTAAACTCATTGTGTCAGACGCTGTTCTAGCAGATGGTGTTCTTGGTGATGTTCTTCTAACAGATGCAGATCTTGGTGATTGTTCAACTGGTAATTGTGTAACAGGCGATGGTGTGACTAATGGTTGTGTCACACCTAATGGTGGCGATGCAACAGATGACATAACTACCGGTGTTCGTGTAACTACAGGCGATGCAACAGATGGCATAACTACTGGTGATTGCATAACTACTGGCGATGCAACAGATGACATAACTACCGGTGTTCGTGTGACTACTGGTGATGACATACCTAATGCGTTAGCAATATGCATATTATAACAACCTTGTAAAATAGATACATTTTTCATCATAGATTCTAAATCTTGTTCTACATTTGCTGGGTCTAAATCACCACAGTTTTCACCAGGACATTTTAATTTTCTATAATTTAATGTTTGTAATAATGATTCTAAAGTTTTACCATATAATTCTATTTTTTGTTTACATAAATTTTCTAAATCTTGTGTCATTTGGTTTGTTTTTAGATTTTCTGATTTTAAAATTATCCATCCATATTTTTCAAACATACGTTTATACCAGCATTGTAAATCATGTAATGTCTTACGTTTACAAACTAAATTATCACCAATATTATCATTTTTTACTGATAAATCACTTGAATTTACAGTATTCATAAATCTCGCAAGAGTTGCAAGATTTTCCCACATTATTGGATAATCACGTGTAATAGTACCATTTGTATTTGGTAATCTTTTTCTTAAATGGTTTTGTAAGCGAGCAATACCTCCAACATATGAATCTACTTTTTTTTGATATTTTTCATTATCATTAGTTAGAGTAGCATCTTGATTACTTCTGTGTTTAGCTAAGATCATCCACCCAGCAATTTTAAAAGTATGAGTATACCAATCATTTAAACCACTAAGAGTAGCGACAATTTGTTCACTATCAATTGACATTTTATATAAATATACATTATATTTTTTTTTATAAATTTATATATTTATTTAAAGATTTAAATTACGTTTATATTATATATATTATATATGATAAAAACTGGTAATAATGTTATTAGCGAATATCTACCAATTACTATAAATATGCATGGAAATATAAAATCTATTTATAAAGCAGATGAAGATATTAAAATGGCATCTATAATTGATTATCCAAAATGTTCAAATGGGTTTCATCATTATATTCATTCACTTAGAAAAGATGTTGAAGTATTAAAACAATTTGAAAATAAAAAAAAAGTTTATCTATGTGTTAATCCATTTGAGATAGATATTGATAATTATGATAAAACAATCAATAAAGAAACTAATAAATTTTTAAATATAAAAAGTGATATTCCAAAAATAATATCGTTAGATTTTTATAAATTATGGGAATTATATTTTATGTTTGATGTTTCAGATATTACAAAAGAATCAAAAAATTTAATAATGTCTGATGATGGTTCTGTTATGCAAAGTTTGATTTATTTTAGACAATCATATTCTAAAGAATATAAAAGTGATTCATTTCATTTTTTAAAAATAACACAAGATACAAATATTCAAATAAATGATATCGAAAAAGATTTTTTAAATTTTTATGAAAAAAATAAAAAAGTATCTGTATTAATTGATACGAAAATAAAAGATAAATATGATTTAATAATAGGTGGTGGAAATATTTTATTAAATGAAAATACTTTTGTATATGAACAAGATTATTTTAAACTATTATTAATACAAATTATAACAGGTATTAAAAATCAAAAAAAAAACGGAAGTTTTATTATTAAAGTTTTTGAGACCTATACAAATGTAATGGCTAAAATATTTGCATTATTAATATCATCATATGAAAAAGTATTTATAGTAAAACCATTTACAAGTAAACCAGATACTTCCGAACGTTTTATAATATGTCAGAATTTTAATATTACTGATAAAGAAATAACAAAACTAGAAAAAATATTAAAAACATTAAATGATAATCCTAAATTGAAAATAATTGATATATTTTCATCATATAATATAGAAAAGGATTTGCATATGCGTATAATTGAATTAAATACATTATTATCAAATAATTATTTTATGGCAGTTGGTAAAATAGTTAATTTTGTCAACGGCCAAAATTATTACGGTGATATGTATCAAAAATACAGAGAAGAACAAATTAATGCAAATAAATACTGGACCGATACATTTCTTATAGAACCAAAAAATTATAAAGAAAGCAAGAAAAAAATTATGGAAAATTCTATTTTATCTAATAAAATGATAATGGATAAAATGATTCAATTATCTAAAAATGTTAGTTAAAAAATTTAATTAGAACTAAATTAGAAAAAGAATCATTTTTTTTATTAAATTTTATATTAAATTTAGAATTTATTGTATTAATATTTTTATCTTTTATTGATTGTTCTATTATTTTAATAAATTTTTTATCTATATTTATAAATTTGTAATATTGTATAAATAATTTATAATTTAATTCTTCAATTTTATATAATTTCATTAAAGTATCATTTTTATATTTTTTATTTTTAATATTTTTAATATTTTTAAATGATTTTTTTATAAAATAATAATAATTATATAATCTATTTATTTTATTAATTATATTTTTAGGAATAGATTGTTTAGATTTTATTAATTTTATAATAGTATCTTGACCAAATTTAATTATACCAGATATTATAATAAACCAATCAAAAAATAATAATTCATTGTGTAATAAATTTATATTTAAATGTGTATAATATGATTTATAATCATATTTTTTTATTTTTTTTAATTCTATTAATAATTCCTTATAAATTTTTAATAGAATTGGGTTATAATACATAAATAATATTTTATTAGATAAACTAATATTTTTGCTATTCTTATTAATTATTTTTGTATCTGATTTTGTATGTAATTTGGTATGTAATTTAAATATTAACTTTATTTCATCTACAAAATATAATATTATTATAAAACATATTAAACTTATAATTATATATAATTCCATTATATATGATTATTAGATTTTTAAACTAAAAATATAACATATTATTTTTTATGTTTTTGTTCTTGTTTTTTCTTATTTTCTTCTGCTATTTTATAAAAATTATCTTTTCCACCAAATTGTGGATATAGGTATTCTTCTGCACGTTTTTCTACGAATTCATTTTCTGCTTTTTCAAATGATGTTTTTCCTGATTTTACATTTTTTAATAAATCTATCATATCAAGAATTTTTCCTAAATTTTCAACACGTTTATCTTGTTCACTTAATAGTTTTATCATAGTATTAGGTAATTTATCAAAACGTTCTTGTACTAAATAATTATAATATCCTCTATCATTTTTTTTAATATTTTGTGTTTCTGGTTTATCTTCAAATTCTATAAATTCAAGTAATTTATTAGTCAATTCAACAAGATCAGGTATCGCATCGATATTTGGAATATTTTGCATATTTGGCATATTTGACATTTTTATATAATTATATAAATAATGTTTTATATTTATATAACTTTACAATTATTTTTATATTACTTACATAAATTCGATTCCTTTGCTAATTGTCAAAAGTATATTATTTCGTATTTGTATAAGTGCATTATTTTCTTTATATTTTTTGGATATATTTTTAGTAATATTTAATTGTATTAAAATTAATTTATATTTTTCATAAAAATATAATTTTTCAATTGGTGTTTCTATAATTTCAATAAATTCTATATTTTTATATTTGGGTAAATTTTTTAAATTAATACATTTATTTGCAACTAAATGTAATAAATTATCACAATCATATAATTCAGATATTAATGTTTCTGATAAATCTAAATATTTTAAACTAGACGGGGTTAATAAATTTTGTAAAGGATTATTATAAATTATTATTTTTTCACATAAATTTAATTTTCTCATGTCTAAAATTGTTAATTTATTATTATCAAAAACACATATTTCTAAATTATTATTTAAATCTATTTTTTCTAATAGATTATTTGAACATTTTATTCTTATTAAATTTTTATTACATTTAATATATTTTAATTTGTTATTTGATATGCTTAATTCTTTTAATGATTCTGGTAAAATAATCTCATCAATATCATTATTATCTATATCAATAGATTCTAATTTTTTAAAATTAGACAAATTTAGTTTACCTTTTATATTATTATTTGATATAAACAAATGTAATAAATTATTATAAAAAATATTTGAATCTAATTGCTTTGGTAAATTTATTAAATTAAGATTTGTAAGATCAATATGTTGATAATTGTCTTTTTCTGATTCTTTAAATCTATATTCTAACGTATCATGATTTATATTATATAAATGTCTGATATCATTTTGTTTCCAATCTATTTTATTTATATCTAATTTTGTCATATTCCGATGTTTCAGATCATTTTGATAAATAACATATTTTTTATCCATATATATTATAAATTTATTTTATTTATAATTTCTTTACACAATTCTTTCTTATTTTTCATCTTACGATTATCTCCAGAGATATAGAATATATCTATTTTTAGTTCTTTTGCTTTTTTTTGTAGATCAATTAAACTCTGATTCTCGTTAATCTCCTTGTGAAATGTAATATCTAAATTATCTAAATTATCATCGTTTTCTTCATTATTAGATTTTTTAGATTCAGAATCAGATTCAGAATCAGATTCAGATTCGTACCCATTAAGTCTATCTGTATATTCTATTTTTTCAGTTTTTTCATTTTTTTTATTTTTAATATGATTCATTGTGAGATTATATCCAGTATAATTAAATTGTTCAGTAAATACAAGTTTTAATTTATCAGTATTTAAAAGAATTTGTTTAATCAGATCATTTGAATTAAATTTAAAATATTTTTCTTTATCTGTGCAAATTATATAATATTTTTCATCATGTTTAAGCATTAATATAATATTTTTAAATACAATAAAATCTCCACCAAAATATTTTATATTTTTATCATCGAATAAAAACAAATTAATATGCAATGCGTCGGTAACATATCGAACAACAATATCTGATATTTTATCAGAATTAATATCTTTTATTAGATCATTTTTCTTTATACCAATTTTTGAATATCCATTATTTTTGTATCCATCCATCGAAACATCAGATTTTAAATAAGATATCAAATTATTAATTGAATTAAATTTGTATTTATCTGTAGCTTTAGTATAATCATTATTTAAACTAGATAAAATACAACTATAAAAAGAATACGAATATTCTTTTTCTTCTATCATAAAATTATTTGTTGGTTTAAAAAGTAAAAAAGATTCTAATAAATCTGTAAAATGTAAATTTACAAAATGTTTATTTGGAAACTTAATTGATTCATCAATTGATATATCATTTAATATATCATTAATATTTTTTTTTATTTGTATTGTTTTTATTTTATTTGGTTTTTCAAAATTATTTTTATCAGAATTTATTTTATCAGAATTTATTTTATCAGAATTTATTTTATCAGAATTTATTTTATCAGAATTTATTTTTTTAGTATTTTGTACAATAATAAATTCTTCATCTGATGATTTAAAATGACCAAGATTATTACGAATATATTCTCCAATAATATCTAATGTAAGTTTACTCTGATTATTCATATTATAGTCTTATAAAGTATTATTTAGTTAACATAAATTTAGTTAACTAAATTAAAATTTTTCAATTTTTTATTTGTTTTATACTTTTTTATTTTTATTATAAAATATCTCATCATTTACATATATATCGTCTTTATTTGTATCACTATATATTTGTTTATGATATTCTTTTTTTTTTAATATTTTTTTTTCGGTATTAGATAATTTAATTTGTGGAGATTCATAATCTTGATTAGTATCGTTGTTATCACTAATTGATATATTTGTAGACATATTTAATGATTCTGAATAACTTGTAGCTTTTAATATTTTTTCATTATCAATTTTATCAAAAAACCCATCTAATTTTTTATAAGTAGATTGATTTAAATTATGAAAAAATAATAATATACCATCACTTTTTTTAGTTACAGACAAATTCGGATTTTCTTTATATATAATTTCCTTAATTTTCTCGATATGTTTACGTTCTTTTACATTTTCTATTTTTTTTAATATACATTTAATATCTTCTATTGTATATTCTTTTGGCATTTACTATATATATTTAGATAAAATTTTATTTTTTATTTTAAAGCGTATTATATTATATATGGCAAACCAAGATAAACAAGAAAATGATGATGATTTACTTAATATAAATTATACTTATCCTACTAATGATGATGATAATTTGCAATATAAAATATACAAAAAAAGAGAATTTTATTCTCATAAATTACCAGAAAGACCGGATATTAAAAATTATGAAGAATTAAAAGACTATAGAGACAATATTTGTGCAGGTGAAATACAACTTTTTAATTATCAATCACTTTTAGGAAATATTATTAACCCCGATACACCTTATAAAGGGATGATTGTATTTCACGGTCTTGGTACAGGAAAATGTGTATTACCTGATACCAAAATTATCGTAAAAACAATAAATGAAATTAGATTAAATATTGATGTAATATGGATCGATTATGCTAAAAATATAACATTAGATGAAAATGGGAATGAATGGGCAATTCCATCTAGTAATATAAAAACATTATCATATAATGGTTCATATCTTGAATATCTACCTATTAAACGATTATATAGAGAAAAAATAAAAGATTTTATTAAAAAATATACTCTAGTAGATGGTACTATTATAAAAGCAAGTTATATACATAAATTTTTATCAGATAATAATATTTGGTCAAACACATTAAAATCTGGTGATTATGTTTATAAATATGAACGTAATGAAATAAAAAGAATACAAATTAAATCTGTTGAATTAATCAATTATGAAGGTTATATTTACGATCTTGAAATTGATATACATCATAATTATCTTGCAAATGATATTATTACTCATAATACTTGTGCAGGGGTTGCTATCGCTGAGAAATTTAAACCTCTTGTCCAAAAATATAATACTAAAATTATGATCCTTGTTCCCGGTGCTCTATTAAAAGAAAACTGGAAACAACATATTATTAAGTGTACTGGCGAAACATATATGAAAAAAGTAGATAAAAGTCAATACGTAGATCATTCAGAATTAGACAGATTAAAAAAAAATGCAATGATACAAGCAATGCAATATTATAAAATTATGTCTTATAAAAGTTTCCATAAAAGAGTTCTCGGAGAACGTATTATAGAAAAACGCGAAGGCACAAAAGTAACATATAGAAAAACTGAAGAAGGGGAATTTGAAAGAGATGTCGCAGTTGATAGAATTCATAATTTAAATAATACTGTTATTTTAGTTGACGAAGCACACAATTTAACAGGTAATGCATATGGCGAAGCTTTACAATATATTATTAAAAATTCTGTTAATTTAAAAGTAGTATTATTAAGCGGTACTCCGATGAAGAATTTAGCCGATGATATTGTTGATTTAGTTAATTTTTTAAGACCAATTGATCATCCAATGGAACGTGATAAAATTTTTACTTCGGAAAAAAATTATGAGATGAAAATAAAATCTGGTGGAATGGATTATTTTAAAAAAATGGCGAATGGATATATATCTCATGTACGTGGGTCTGATCCATTAGTATTTGCTAAAAAAATAGAAAAAGGAGAAAAATCTGATGGTTTATTATTTACCAAAGTTACTAAATGTAAAATGATGGACTTTCAACGTTCATTATATGATAAGACAAAAGTAGATGCACAAGAAGATGCTCTTGATAGGAAAGCTGCAGCAGTAGCGAACTTTGTATTTCCCGTATTATCATCTGACAAGAAAACAATTGAACCTGCATCTGGAAATGATGGATTAAATCTTATAAAAAATCAATTAAAAAGTTTTCCAGAAATAGTTAATAAAATAATAGCTACCAATCTATTAAAATTAGATAAAGATACACAAATCATTGGATTAACACCGGATGGCCAAAATATTACTGGTAAATTTTTACATAAATCTTATTTAAAAATGTTTTCTACTAAATTTTATAAAGCATTAAAAAAAATAAATAGACTTACAGTTGATAAAAAAGGAGCTCGTACCGCATTTATATATTCTAATCTTGTACGAGTAGGTATTGATATTTTTGCCCAAATTTTAATACAAAATGGGTATCTAGAATTTCAAGAGGATATGGCTTCATATCAAATTCAACCAGATACAGTATGTTATTACTGCGGTATATCATATAAAGATCATACTGCAAAAAAAGAAAAGAAAAAGGATGATTCTGCATCATCGACTGAATATAAAAAAAATAATATACCAAATCATCAGTTTTATCCAGCAACATTTATTACAGTTACAGGAGGTGGTGATGATTCGGCTGCCGATATTATTCCAGAAGAAAAAAAACGTATTCTTGATACATATTTTAATTCAATTGATAATAAAGAAGGTAAATACCTTAAATTAATTTTAGGTTCAAAAGTTATGAACGAAGGTATTTCTCTTTCAAATGTTGCAGAAGTACATATTCTTGATGTATATTATAATTTTGGAAGGGTAGACCAAGTTATTGGTCGCGCTATTAGATGGTGTTCACATTATAGACAAATGTCTGAAAATAATAAATATCCTTATGTTAATGTTTATAAATACATTGTTTCTATAGAAAAAGGATTGTCAAGTGAAGAAGATTTATATAGAAAAGCAGAACAAAAATATTTATTGATTAAAAAAATAGAACGTACTATGAAAGAAATTGCGATTGATTGTCCTCTTAATATTGCCAGTAATATTTTCAAAGAAGAAGTAAAAGAATTTGATAAATGTGGTGAAAAAGGTAAACCAGAATGTCCACAAATTTGTGATTTTGATAAATGTGAATTTAAATGTGATAACATTAAATTAAATTCGGAATATTATGATCCTGATAGAAAAATATATAAAAAAGTAAATAAGATAAACTTAGATACTACTACTTTTTCAACTGGATTTGCTAAATCAGAAATCGAATATTGCAAACGAAAAATAAAAGAATTATATATTATTGGATTTATGTATACACTTGGAGATATATTAGCATATGTAAAAAATTCATATACAGAAGATAGACGAGATTTATTTGATGAATTTTTTGTATTTAAAGCATTAAATGATTTAATTCCTGTTACTGAAAATGATTTAAATAGTTTTATGGATACTGTTATTGATAAAAATAATAGAACAGGATACTTATTTTTTGTAGATAAATATTATATATTTCAACCATTTGATGAAAATGAAGATGTTCCAATATATTATAGAACTAAATATATCAAACCAATATCACAATCAATATCCTTATCTAATTATCTGAAAAATAATGATTTATATAAAATGTACAAAGATAAAAAATTATTTGAAGAAGACAATGAAATTGATGAAGAAACAAGAAAAGAAAACGAATATGATTTTGATTCAATTATGGAATATTATGATAATAGAGATGAATTTAAATATGTTGGTATTATTGAAAAAGATAAATCACGTAAAAAGAATTTGGAAACTGGATTAGATCAAGATGTATTTAAAATAAGAGAAAAGAGAGCTAAAATTTTAGATAAAAAACGTGGTACCGGTATACCATCATTAAAAGGTGCAGTTTGTACTACTAGAGAAAAAGGATATATTGCAAAAGTTATAAAAGAACTTAAAATAAATACAAAGGAAAATACAAGAGAAACATTATGTGATATAATTAAAAATAAATTATTAGAATTAGAAAAATATTCTACTGGAGTGGATAAGAAAACTTATATTATGGTCCCATCTAATCATCCATTATATCCATTCCCATATAATCTTGAAGATAGAGCAAATAATATTAAACAACAAATTAAAGAAATTAATAGTAAAATAAGTGTAGAAACTAAAAAACAAAAATCAGGAGATTTCTTTACTATTAATATTCATATTAAAGATGATGCAAATGTAAAAAATAATATTGATAAGATGTTAGAAATTTTTGAAAAATGGTCAGCCGAAAAACAAAAAGATGATTATGTTATTGTATTAGGTTAGTTTTTTTATCCCTTAACTGCCTAATAGGTGTTTAAACACCTAGGCAGTTAAGACTCCGAAAGAATTTGTTGAAGACAAATTCTTACGCTAACTTTAACTTTTATATTTTTAGCCGTCGAATAAAGGATAAAAAAAATTGATTAAATTATAATATAATTAACTATAATTAATTATAATTAAGTTAACTATAATATTATATAATAATAATATATATGATAAATAATCCGTATATATCTACTTATCTAACTGGCAATGTTCGTATACTACCACGTGAAATGGACAATAACATTCGCAAATATATAAAATTAAACCTTGAAAAAGAACATAATAATAGATGTTATCAAGATTATGGATATATTGTTAAAATTCATGAATTAGAATTAATAAATGATGGTCGTATTATACCAGAAGATCCAATGTGTTGTGCTAAATATGATGTTAAATTTCTTTGTACATTGTGTCGTCCAATAAATAATACATATATTATTGCACAAATAAATGGTATAACTGATAAACTAATTATATTAAAAAATGGACCTTTAAATATAATTATCAAACCATTTAATAGTTTAAACAAAGATATATTTACATTTAACCAAAACTTTTCATCATGGATTGCTAAAAAAAATAATGGAAAAAAAGAAACAGATAAAAAAGAACAAACTTCTCAAAAATATATTATTTTAAAAAAAGGAACATATGTTAGAGTAAAAATTACAAGTAAAAAAGTAATAGATAAATCAAATGAAATTATTTGTTTTGGATTTATGGAAGATATTGCAACGGATACTGAAATAGAAACACATATCCGTCAAATATACGAACCTAAAAAATTTGATTCGATTGATGAATTTTTAGATGTAGAAAAAAAAATACAAGATGCTATGTTAGAAAATACAGAATCATCGAATATAAATACAGAAAATTCAGCAGATATGAATAACGATTTATAAGTTTCTAAAAGTTTCTAAAAAATTTTATAAATTTTATTTAAAGAATTATTCATTATAATATAATAATGAATAATAAAAAATATAATTATTCACATAAAAATAATTATGAAAAAGAACCTATAACTAGTTGGGGAATTATATTACTTGATGTTTCATTATTAAATAATAAGACTATAAATCATAAAAAAATAAATTTAAAACATAAAATACCAAATATTTGTTTACAAAATAAAAACGATCTTGAAAAAATTAGCACATATATGCAAAATATAAAATTTTTATTAATACAACGTAGACATTCGATAGGTTTTATGGATTTTATTCGTGGTAAATATAAATTAGATAATGTTGACCAAATAAATTCACTTTTTCAGTATATGCACGAATCAGAAATAGAATTATTAAAAGTAAAGACTTTTGAAGAATTATGGAAAGAAATATGGAATCACGATAAAAACCGTATTGATAACCTCAAAAAAGAATTCATAATTGCTCAAGATAAATTTAATAAAATAAAAAATGGTATATCTGGAATAGATATAGATTTAGATTTAAATTTTTTTATAACAAATATAAAACCATTATATAATTTTTTAGAATGGGGGTTTCCAAAAGGTAGAAAAGATAAAAATGAAACTCCTTTAGAATGTGCATTACGTGAATTTTCTGAAGAAACAAATATAAAATTAGAAAATATAAATATAATAAATGATTTAGAACCAATAGAAGAAAATCTAATTGGTACAAATGGTGTCCCATATAGACACATATATTATATTGCTGAAATAAAGAATAATACTGATTTAGAAATAAAAAATAATAATGAAATAGGAAATATTGGTTTTTTTCAATATAATACTGCTCAAAATTTATTACGAGATTATCATATAGAAAAAAAAAATATATTAGAACAAATATATATGTATTATTTAGAAATTTTATTAGAATCCTAAAATAGATTCTTAAAATTAAAAATTAATTTTAAGAGTAAAATATATATGAGTAATACTGATTATAATAAATTATTTAGTTCAATAAAAAATAATGAATGGGATATTTTAAAAAAATATATAAATGATAATACTGATATTGATCTAAATTTACGCGATGATACGCAAGAGTATCTATTATATTATGCTATTTTATATAATAAATTAGATATTGTAAAATTATTAGTTGATAGGAATGCTAGAATTGATATAACTGATTCAGAAGAACAGTCTTTATTATATCTAAGTATAAAATATGGTTATGATGATATTACAAAATATCTTTTAGAAAAAAATAAAAATGCTATAGGGATTAATATATTAGATATTAAAGATAAACAAAAAAAAATACCACTCCATTATGCAATTCAAAAAAAAAATATAAATATGATAGAAAAATTATTAGAATATAATTCTAATCCAAATACATTTGATATAAATGGTTATAACTCATTACATTTATCTATATTTACAAGAAATATTGATATTGTTAAAATTATTTTAAAATATATTGGAAATATTAATGCACGTTCTAAAAATGGTGAAAGTGCTTTACATTTAGCAACAAACTTACGTTTAACAAATATATGTATTTTATTGATTAACAATAATATAAATATTAATATACAAGACTATTCCCACGAATTTAGTGTAATACATTACGTTGCTACTATAAATCAAATTGAATTATTAAATAAATTAATTGAAAAAAAATGTAATATAAATATACAAGATGTTTTTGGAAATACTGCACTACATTATGCATTTATTGAAGAAAATTATAGTATAGCATCGATATTAATGTCTGTAGATAATATAAATTATAATTTTTGGAACATCAATGGTAAATTACCATTTCATATATTTTTAGAAAATTATAATGAATCAAATATAGAAATTTTTGAAAAACTACTTGAAAAAACAAATTTAAATATAAAAGATCATAATGGCAATAGTTGTTTATTTTACATTATAAATCTAAATTTATGGAAACAATATAAGCATATATTAGAAAAAAGAAAAATTGATATTTTTAGTAAAAACAAACAAGATATAATGATTATAGATTTAATTAAAGAAAAAGATCAAGATGAATTTATTAATTTAGTTGTAAAATCATATTTTAATAGACTACGTAATAAACCTGATTTGTTTGAATTAGAATGGGAAAATATATGCAGTAAAGAATTTGATAAACCAATAAAATTAAAAACGAAGACAGTAAATAATAAAATAGAATTAGAATCTGAATGTCAAAAGATTATAAAAAAAAATATATTAGAAAATATTAATAAAATAAAAATAGGAGAAAAAATGTGTAATATAAGATCTTATCCTTCAATAAAAAATAAAATTTGTATAAATATAAATGAAGGAGAGCCTTTATCTATGTGTACATTTACGGGTAATACTTTAGATGTATTATTAGGATTAATTTATTTATTGAATAAACATAAAAAATCATGTTCTACATTAACAACTGAATTTATTGAAAATAAAAGTATACAAGATTTTTATAAATCAATGGGTATATTAATGAATTCTAGATCAGAATTTTTAAATTTTGAAATAATATGGATTAATTATAAATTATATGTAGTTGACCATTTTTTTGAACATATTAAAGAATGTATTGAGGCAGGAAAACAATTTATAATTTTACCATTAGGTATTGAATTAAAAGAAGGTTCACACGCTAATTATATTATATATGATGTTTTTAAAAAAGTAGTAGAACGTTTTGAACCTCATGGTTCAACTAGTCCACCGGGTGTAAATTATAATCCAGAATTATTAGATAAGATTTTATATTCAAGATTTAAAGAAATTGATGAAAATATTACATATCTAAAACCATCTGATTATTTACCAAAAATTAGTTTTCAGTTATTAGATATATTAGAAAATAAAAAGAAGAAAATTGGTGATCCTGGAGGTTTTTGTGCATTATGGGCAATTTGGTATGTTGATATGAGATTAACATATTCTAATTTAGAACCTAAATTATTAGTCGACCAATTAATAAAAACTATAAAAGAAAATAATATTTATGTCAAGAATATGATTCGAAATTATGCAGTAAATATTATTAAAGATAGAGATGAAATATTAAATTATGGTAATATTGATATTAATGATTGGTTAAATGATGATTATAATGATATAAATCTTGATAAAATTATCAATAAAATAAAAGAAAAAATTATTAACTTGACAAAAAAAAATATAATTTTATAATTTTTTATTTCTTATTTCTTTTTATTATTTTTTCTTTTATTTTTTTTATTTGATTCTTTTTCTAAAGCTTCTTTTGGAGCTTCTGCAACAACTTCTTGAGCTACTTCTGCAACTTCTTCTGCAACAACTTCTTGAGCTACTTCTGCAACTTCTTCTGCAACAACTTCTTGAGCTACTTCTGCAACAACTTCTGGAACAACTTCTTGAGCTACTTCTGCAACAACTTCTGGAACAACTTCTTGAGCTACTTCTGCAACAACTTCATGAGCTACTTCTGGAACTTCTTCAGGAACTACTTGAACTACTTGAACGACTTCTGCAACGACTTCATGAGCTACTTCTGGAACTTCTTCAGGAACTACTTGAACGACTTTTGGAACTACTGGAACAACTTTTGTTTTTGCTTTTTTAATTGTGGGGATTAAAATATTTTCTTGATATTTTTTAACTACTTTTATTTCAGTTTTAACTTCAGTTTTAACTTCAGTTTTAACTTCAGATTTTACTTCTTCAAGTTTTCGCAATTTTTTTTCAGTAGTTACAATTTTAAATTTTTTATTTTGTAATAAATTTTTTACAGTATTTACATTCATTTTATATAATATAATATAATTTATAAAAAAAATTATTTGAATTTTCTATATAATAAAAATAATACTATTAATATTATTACTAATATAAAAATTATATATTTATTAAAAAATTGTTGTTTATCATTATTATTTTTATCAAACCGATATTCCTCTAAAAATTCTTCTCTAGTAAATCTTTTTTTTCCTGTTTCCATATTAACTATATTATGTAAATCAAATAACCAGAATATTAATTTATCTCTTGATTGTAATATTTCATCAGTAAGTGGTAGTTCATTTTGATGTCGTTTATAATTTATTCTACATTTTTCACAAGGTAAATAATCACCAATCATATTAAAAAAATTTTTTATTTTTTGTTGTTCATCAAAATTTGGATTATCTGGGTATGATAATGTTAAATAATGCATATATTTCCATAAATGTTTACCCCATAAAACCGGATTTATATTATAAAACATATATATTATATATCGAAAAAATTATATATTTAACTTTATTATCTCATTATTTGGATTAATTAATTCTATAACACATTTTTTTTGATTCATAAAATGTTTAATTTGATTTAAATTATTTATTTTATGGCCAGATATTTTTTTTAATAATAAAAGAGATGTATTATCTATTTTATCATCATTTGCCAAATATAATATTTTTTTATTTGTATAAATATTTTCATAATCAATATTATGAATTTTTTTTTTAGTATGTATTTTAATTAAATATTCTTCAGATAACTCTCTAAAACATAAAGTTTTAATTATAATTTCTTTATTATTTTCTTTTATATTTATTTTAATTTTATTTTCAGTAAATTTTTCTATTTTATAATTAATAATAACTTGTTTTTTTGTTTTACATGTATTCCTATAAACTATAATATCGATATTTTTTTTATCATATAATAACAAAAAAGTCGATATTGTTATATAATGTTTATATTTTTCGTAATATAACATTCCAAATTCATCAATATCTATATTATCTATTTTTATTATAATATCATTTTTATAAAATGAATTGTAATTATATTTAATAATATTTTTTGACATATTTATTGGAAAATATCTAATACCATTATAATGATTTTTTAATAAATCATATATTAATTCTAATGGCATTATTTCAATATCATTACCATTCTGAGAAATTAATAATCCAAAAATTTCATTATTTTTATAACATATACTTCCACTTAGACCTGCTAAATCCGATACTTCATTATAATATTTATTAAAAATCAAATTAAATTTACCTAATATAATTTCTGGTAAAATATTTGATTTTAAAGATGTATTCTCAATTTTATTTAAATTTAATACCAAATTAGATTTAAATATTTTAAATTGAGTATTGATATAATTATTCATATTTGCTATTTGCATGTATGTAATACTATCATTAAATTTAGTTAAAAAGTCAACAATATCTCCTTTATATCTATTTTTTATTAATATAATTATATCATATTCTTCAAGAGAATATAATACATTATATTTTATTTTGTTTATATATATATTGTCACCAGTAATTATATGATGGAGTGTTAATATATATTTATCAATAATTAATCCATTTCCATTCGGTTCTATATCATCATTTATGAATATATCACATTGATCAATATTCTTGTTGGTTAAACCAATAAATTGTAATAGTGAGTGCAATGTTTCCATTGTTTATATTATGATTTAAATATGAACTAATCTATAAGTGAATGAGATTTTCAATTTTTTTATTTGTTTTAGCAAATAAAAAAATAGAGGCAAAAAAATATAAATTTTTAATTTTATATTTTTAGGGTTGCGTCAATTTTTTTATTTGTTTTAGCAAATAAAAAAATAGAGGCAAAAAAATATAAATTTTTAATTTTATATTTTTAGGGTTGCGTCAATTTTTTTATTTGTCTTAATTTGCTAACTAAAATTTATTTGTCACAATCATTTAATAATTTAGTAAAAGTTTCTTTAAACTTAATTATAACAGAATAATCTTTTGATAAAGGTGCTTTATATTTTATTTCTGTAACTAATTTTTGAACAAATCTATCTATTTTAACTTCATATTTTACAACAATATGTTTTAGTCTATCCTTATTATAAATATCATCAAATAATGACAAATATGTTTTATCTAATTTAATAATATTATAAATAGTATTCTTATCCGGATTAATTACATCAAAATATATATAATCTCTAATATTATCTCTATTCATATATGTAGTATCTATATATGTTTTTCTATTTTTTTCTAATGTTTTAGTTTTATCTAAATGATAAATATTTGTTGCATATGGATAATATATTAATAAATACGAATCTGTTGTGTTAATATTCAGGGCAATATTATATGGATTACTCAATAAAAATGATATCTTAAATGAATCATAATTACTATATTTATTTCTATAAATTTCAGAATATGTATTCAAAAAATTTGAATAATCTTTATTTCGTTTATCCAAATAATATAAACTTTCTTTAATATCATTTATTTTTTTATAATTATTTACAATTGTATTTAATGATTTTTTATTTAAAAATATATCAATATTAATTTCATAATCATCGCATAATTTTTTATATTTTTCAAAATCATTCATTAATGCTGTTTTTAATTTATATAGTAATTCTTGTATAATTGTTTCTCTATCAAACCCATCAAATTCTTCATTATCATCGTGTTCTCTTAATTTCTTTAGGATATCGCCACTGTTTATTTTTTTATTATTGATTATTAATGATTCATTTGCATATTGTTCTAAATTAAACAAATCTTTATAATTAACACCTTCTAATAAGCTTAATAAATGATTTATCATTATTTCAATATCCGAATCAGTTTTTTCATATTTTCCACTATATTTTATTTTATTAATTATTACATTCCCCAATTCATCTCGTTTTGCAAATTTCATAATATCATTACTACAAGCTTCTAAAATAGAAATTGCAAATAACATCTTTTCATAAGATCCTGTTAAAATACTATATATAATACATTTTGTATTTTTAGTATTTTTTAATTTAAATTTTTCAATAATCTCGCTCATATTAATTCCTTCATCTGTTTTGTTATAATTTTTATCAATAAAATTATTCATTTTAAAATCCATAATAAAACTATCAACTTTTTCAGATTCAATTTTGCCAGTTTTTTTATTAATTATCTTAATTTCTGATTTTTCTGGATTTTTTGGTTTTATTATTTTTCCATTTATATTTCTTTCTAAAATTAATTCATCTGGATGTATAATATAAAATTTTCCTTCTGCATCATATAAATCTTCAATAGAATATCCAGTTTCATAATATTTTGGTACATAATATTCAAATGTATAATCATTATATTCTGGATTTCCTTTATATTTAAACTCACCATCTGTTGTTTCATAATTTAATTTAATTATATCATATAATTTGTATTTATTAATTATAAATTCTACTTCATTTGTATTATTTTTTAATCTTGTATATATTTCATTACTTACATTTTCTATACTAAAAGCATAAGGTATTTTATTTTTACTAGTTTTACCTTTTTCATATATAAAATATGCTTCACCTGGTTGAGTTCTTCCAACGCGACCTTTTCTCTGAATTCTACTAGTTTCACTTATTTCTTCTAATATTAATTTTTCACTACGGCTTTTATAATCATATGTCATTGTTTTACGTGTACCTGTATCAACTACATAATATAATCTATTAATTGTAATTGAAGCTTCAGCAATATTAGTTGCTACTAATACAAAATTAGTATATGATGATTTTCCAGATGTTAAAGAAGGAATATCATTAAAATTTTGTTCACGATCGTCAATTCTAAGAGAATCAAATTCTTTATCGATATTTTCTATAAAATTTCTTTTATCATCATTTAATGATGAATAAAATGGTAATGCTATCCAATTATCCTCTATTGACTTATTTAATTCTTCTATTAACTCATTAATATCTTTTTCACCAGGTTGAAATACTAAAATATCACCTTTACTTGATTTAATTAATTCTTTTATTAAATTAACTATATCATAATTTGGTTTATAATATTCTCCTACACTAAATCTAGTACCACTACTTGGTGGAGAAATATCATAACGTCTATCTACATTAATTCTATCTAAATTCTTATCTTGTAATGTTATATCAAAAGGATATTTTAAATTATCATTTATACAACGGTAATAACGTCTATATACTGGTTCATCATCTTCTAATGTAGCACTGAGAATAACTAAACGAATACTTGGATTATAATATACATATAATCGCATTATTGTTAATAATATATCCATATTCTTGTTATGTTCGTGCGATTCATCAATTATTATTACATCGTATAAATTTTGATTTGTAACTGATGATTTATCAAAATTTGTTCTTTTAAAATGCGGCAATACATCTCTAAATTCCTGTACTAAAGAACCATCGGTTATAAATTTTAATACCAAACCATATATACTTTTAACGTGTTTACTCTCTTGGTGTTGCATTTGTACATTATAATTATCTGTAGTACTTGTAGAAATATCATCGTCTTCATCTTCTTTATTATATGTATCATTGTAAATTGGTAAACCTAATTGTGATGATACTGTTTTAGCTCCGTTTTTAGTTGGGGTTCTACGTGGTTGAGTACAAACAACATTTCCAAATGAATTATAATTTATTGCTTTCAAATTATATAAAAATAATTTTGGTACGTGAGTTGATTTACCAACACCAGTTGCACCAGATATAAACGATACTCTATTATTTATAAAATGATGAACAAATCCAATTTGCGATATCCAATTCATACCATCCATATTATACCATGCATCATTTGTAATTTTCTTAATATAATCTTCTGAATTTATATAAATTTGTTCAGTAAGATAATAATGTGCATTTTTAAATACATCTCCTTCTGTATTACCTAAAATATCATTTTTTAATATATTATGAACTTTTGTATTTTCTGTCATTTCTTTTGTTAATTTAAAACATCTTAATTTGCTTAAAACTCCTTTTGCAATCAATGCATTACAAACTAAATATGACAAATCGTCAGAAATTTTATTATAAATTTCTATATTTATAACAGAAACATTTATGTTTTTATCAATAAATCCTAATTCTTGTTGTGATCTTAAAATTCTACTTATATTAAACCATGATAAAGGTGATATTTTTTTATTTAATCTTTCTTTTATTATTTTTTTATTTTCTTTACTTAATGATTCCCAATGTTTATCCAATAAAATATAATTTTTTCCTTTTGTAATATGTGATAATGATTTTGCAAAATTATATAAATTTTTATCTGAAAAATCTGCTCGATTTTCACCACTGTTTATACCAAATAATATTGTTTCATTTATTTCATTTTTTGTTAAATTTAATAATTTATTACTATAAATTGTCATTTTAAATTGTTGTAATATATCTCTAAAAAAATCATATATATATTCTGAACGTATAGATTTTAATACTATTTCAATATTTTTAATAGTAAAATTTGCAATATTTTCTTCATCAATTTCATCTAAATCTTCTGATTTTATTTTATTTGTTATCATACTAACATATCCAGATTTTTTTACATTTTTTTTATCTTTAAATCTATATTCAAAACTAATGATAATAGCTTTCATTAAATTTGATAATGATAAACTTGCAATTGTATAATCATTTAAATTAGTATTACTGCTAATTGTAATATTATTATTTGATAAAAATGCATTTTTTAATATATCCCATTGTTTTGTAAAAAATTTTCTCTCATCATCTTGTAAATTTATCCACTTATTATCATTCAGTGCTTTGTACATGATATTAAAATTTCTATTTGAAAATAAATCATGTAATACACTTAATGCAGATACTAATTTATTTGCAGATGATGCATATAAATCAAAAATTAATAATTTAATTGTTTTAATTTCATCATATAAATAATTACGGCAACAATTATAAATATCACCAATATACAAAGATTCTAAATGTTTTTTTTGTATATCATTTATATTATTTGATGAAATTAATTCTAGATCATCAATGATATCATAGTATTTTTGTTCAAACATTAATTCAGATGTATTTAATACTAATTTATGATTCTGTAAAATTTCCGTATATGTAATTGGAATTATATTAATCCAATTAACATATAATTTATGCGACATCATAATTAATGATTTTATTAATAACATAAAATTTTGTTCTATATGTTTATCATTATATTCTATTTCACTTGATATAATTTCATTATCTATAATTTTATTTTTACATCTATTATATTGAATATTTGTAAATATATATTTTGGTTCTTCTTTATTAATATCAATATCTTCTATTTTATCAGTATACATAGTTTTAAAAGATTTTAAATTGTTTCTAGGTACATTAATATATGGTAATATTAAAGAACTTAACCATTTTATATTTTCATAATCATTTTGTGTTAATTGCATATACAATTCATCAGTTGTCAAATTATATTGATATGCTATAATCTCTATTAATTTTGTTGTATATTTATTTATTAATTCTAAATCTATTTGATTTAAATTTTTATATAAATTATTTAATCCATCATTTATAATTAATCGTAATTCATTAATTGAAAACATATAAATTTATTTGAGAAAAATTTAATTGTTTATTATATATGGAGCAATTTATAAAATCTAAAAAATATCCTAAAAGTATCTCTGGTAAACAGTGTATCGGACCGTGCTATAAAAAAAATACAAAGGTAATACATCCTTTATATTTAAATATAATTTCAAATGTAAATGATTTTTGTCCTATAAACAGAATAGAACAAACTATAAATGGTAAAAAAGTAATAATAGATACAGATGAATGCAATGATATAAATAATATTAAAGAATCGGAAAATATAAATAGTTATGATTTATTATTTCCATATGTTGATTTTAATTCTGAATTATTTTTAAATATATTTTATAATATTAATACTTTTAGTGAAATTATTCAATGGTTATCTAATAATCAACATCAACCTATTGATTTAAAAGAGCGTATTTTGAATTTAGGTATAGATACATTTATAAAAAAAATAGATCTAATAGAAATTAATGATAATACTATAATTGATTTAATATATGAATTATTTAATAAAAAATATTTTAATAAAATTATTCTACCATTTTTTCAATATATAGATGTTACTGATAAAATTACAAAATTAGGGTTTAATGATAAAAAAGATACTGATGAAACTATTATAATAAAAACAAATTATATAAAAAAAAATATTTTAAATATAATTAATATAAGCAATTTTATTAGAGTATTTTTTGATAAAAAAATCGAATTATCGGTAAATGAAAAATATACGTCAGTAATGGCTGATGGTTTTACAAAATATATAATTAATAATATTAAACAAAAATTTATTAAATAATTTTTTTTATATTATATATTATATATGTATCAACCTTTAACTACAACCGTATCAATGGTTTCACCAACAATGGTATCACCTGTATCACCATTAACTCCTCTTACTATAACTCAATCTCCGGTATCATCAATAACACAATCTATATTATCACCTTTATCACCTTTGTCACCAAGTGTTATAACTAATTACAATCCTCTTACTGTAGTTTCACCAATTGGTCCACCACTTTTATATACACGTCCAGGTGGTTATTATCTTGATATTGATACCGGTATTAATGATAATTATATTGTCCAACGTGATGTTACAAAATATTTAAGATATAAAACTCTTGATAAATGGGTCTATACCGAATTTCCCCATTTACTAAAATATCTTGTTGTTGAAAAAGATAAAGTAAGACTCGTTAAAAGTGAATCGGAACGTGAAAATAATAAAGTTTCTAAAGATCCTGTAGATGTATTATCCGATAAATCTGAATTTATTGAAAAAAATATATTAACTGAAGAATCAATGAGAGAAGTATTAATAAGAATTATGCGCGAAACTGGTATTAAATGGTATGATTTACCATATAAAGAACAACTTGTAATGGATGTCATTGAAAAATACATTGAAAAGAAATTAAAAAAAATGATGGAATAAATTAAAAAGTTAATCATAATCCATTTGTTCTCGAAAATCTTTTTTATAATTTTCATAATATTGTTTAAAATCTTTTTCATAATTTTCTATTCGTTCGCATTCATAATCTTTATAAATATCTTGTATTGTATCATCGTCTGAATAATAAATATGTTGTCGATTACATTCCATTTGCATCTATTCATCTGTAATATGTTCTTTTAGACAATTACAATTTGAAATATGCTGTGAACATTGAATACATACTGTTTGGAATTCTTCTTTATCAAATGCGTGTGCATAATCTGTATTTGTATTTATAGATTTTAAATTAATATCCGATAATACATATTTCATATTATAATGCATACATCTACATCCATTTTGAGTATAATTATTATATTTATAACATAGTTCACATTCAGTTTCTTTTGTTATTTTTGCACATTCATAATAAATAGAATGGGTAATTTTACACAAATTACATTGAAACATTGCCCAAAGTATTGCACTACATTGACAAACAGATACAAGGTCGGTACAAAAAACACATGTTTTTATTTCAATATTATCTAATATTTGTATATCACAATTTAGTGAACAACGACATAGATTATTTAATTTACCATAATAACAAATATTACAAATTTCTGGTACAAATTTTGACTTTTTTGTTTGTTTGTGTGTAAAATCACGAGTAATCTGATTAACTTTTATCATATTGTAATCATTGTCTTTATCATAATCATCATATTCATTAAACGTAGTATCATAATGATCATCATCATACTTACGCTTAGATTGAGCCATTTTGGTATATATTATTATATAATTTATATAGTAATATATAATCACTTATAGTTTCAATTTTTTATATTCAAAGAATATAAAAAATTCAAAGACTAGAAAAAAATACAAAAAAAGTATTTATGTATACTAAAATATATCATAATTAACTATATAACATAGTTAACTATATAACAATTTAAGTTAACTATATAACAATTTAAGTTAACTATATAACAATTTAAGTTAACTATATAACAATTTAAGTTAACTATATAACAATTTAAGTTAACTATATAATAATATGTCAATTACGGAACGTTATATTTATGAACATAAAAAATACAAAAAACAATACGGCGATAAAGCATTAGTATTAATGCAGGTTGGTTCTTTTTATGAAATGTATTCTACTGAGACAGAAGGACCCGATTTAAAATATGTGGCAGATCTTATTAATACTGTATGTACTCGAAAAGATAAATCTGTTCGAGAAGTATCAATGTCTAATCCATATCTTGTTGGTTTTCCAATGGTAGCAGTAGATAAATTTGTTTCAATATTAATACGTAATGGTTTTACATTAGTTATGATTGACCAAGTTACACCTCCACCAGATCCAGTACGTAAAGTAACCAATATATATTCACCATCAACTTATATTGGTACTACAAATACAGTAGATACAAATTATGCGGTTTGTATATATTTTGAATATGAACAACAAAAAAATAATAATAATCTGTTATGTGTTGGATTAAGTGCGATTGATATTTCTACTGGAAAAGTATTAATTGATGAAGGTATCTCAACTATCTCTGACACTGAAATAGCATTTGATTCGGCTATTAAATTTATATCAACATCTCAACCAAAAGAAATATTTGTTGTGATGAACGGTAGTGGTAAATATGATATTAAACAACTGATTAATTTACTACAAATAAATGATAATATTGTAAATATTAAAAAATACGATGATAAATATTCTAAAATTAAATTTCAATCAGAATTCTTATCTCAAATTTATGGAAATAAAATGAATATGTCTATTATTGAAAATCTTGACCTTGAAAAAACACCATATGCGAGATTAAGTTTAATCATGTTGATTGATTATATTCGTAATTATTCTGAAAATCTAATTAAAGATTTATCTGAACCACAAATTAATATTGATTCACATCATATGATTCTTGGTAATAACGCGACATATCAGCTTTCCATATTAGAAAATGATTCTTTTAATTATCTAAATGGTACAAAATTTAAATCTTTATATGATGTTGTAAATAATGCAAAAACACCAATGGGCAAAAGATTTATTAAACATATTCTTTGTAATCCTCTTATAAATGATACAAAAATAAATGAATATTATAATCTTACCGAATTTCTTATTACAAATAATCTTCATCAAAAATATGCAGATAAATTAAAAAATATTATTGATATTGAGAAATTTAAACGTAAAATGAATATGAAATTACTTCAGCCATTTGAATTATGTGATTTTATTGAATCTATTACATTTTGTAAAGATATTATTATAAATACTATTAATGATAAAATAAATATTCAGGATGAAACAAATTTAAATTTAATTAATAAATCTATTGATGAATTTATAAATTTTTGTAACCAAACTTTTATTATGAATGAACTAAAATCAAATATTCTTAGCGACATTAAGACAAATCTATTTAAAAATGGATATAATAAAGATATTGATATTTTATATAATGATTTTCAAACTGAACATTCTTTATTAGAATGTATCCAAATACAATTTAATAAAATATTAATTGATTACCAAAAAAAACCAACTAAATCTGCTAAACAAACAAAATCTGCTAAACAAACAAAATCAACAAAACAAGTTAAAAAATCTGAAAAAAATGATTCTGAAGAAAATTCCTCATCATATATTAAGATATCAAATAAAGAATCTGAAGGATATTTTTTAATCATGTCAAAACCACGTTATGATATAATTAAAAAGAATTATGAAAAATCAAATGAAAATATTAAAGTAGGAGATAAAGATATTAAATTTACTGATCTTGAAGTAAAAGATTTAAAAAATTCTATCAAAATTTTTATTAAAAAAAATGATGATAATAAAACAGATTTAAAAAATAAAATAAATAAAATAAATAAAAAAGATGATGATATTGCCGATATAGAAAAAAAACTTTTAAATATAGTATCTAAAACCTACCAAAGCTCATTAAAATTTATTTATGATAAATATAATGATATGTTTATTAAAATATGTGAATATATTATAAAATTAGACTATGTCGCATCAAATGCAATTACTGCAAAATTATATAATTATGTTAAACCAACACTTAGTAAACTAAACAATAATAGTAAACTAAACAATAATAGTAAACTAAATAATAATACAAATTTTATTAAATGTAAACAAATTAGACATCCTATTGTAGAGAGATTAATTGATTATGAATATGTACCGCACGATATTACACTTGATGATAAATTAAATGGAATGTTAATCTATGGATTAAATTCTTCTGGTAAATCAGTCATGATGAAGGCTGTTGGTATTGCATTAATTATGGCTCAATGTGGAATGTATGTTCCTGCTAGTGAATTTACATACACAATTTATAATTCAATTTATACTCGAATTACTGGAAATGATAATATATTTAGAGGACAATCATCATTTACATTAGAAATGACTGAATTAAATTCGATTATTAAAAGAGCAAATAATAAAAGTCTTGTAATTGGTGATGAAATTTGTCGTGGTACAGAAAATATCTCAGGTAATGCGATTGTAGCCTCAACTATTATACATTTAGCTCGTAAAAAATGTACTTTTATTTTTGCAACACATTTACATGAACTTGTACATATTGAATCTATTAAAAATTTAGAAAATGTTAAAGCATTTCATTTGGCAGTTGATTATGATCCAAAGACAGATAATCTTATTTATGATAGAACATTAAAAGATGGTTCTGGTGATAAAGTATATGGTATATTAGTAGCAAAATATATTATAGATAATAAAGAGTTTATGGAAGACACAGTTAAAATTAAAAATGAACTTACAAATTCATTTTCCAGTATGATTTCGGGAAAAAAATCTCGTTATAATGCTGATTTATTTGTGTATAAATGTGAAAAATGTGGTAAAACAGAACAAGATGGTATTAAAATATTGGAAACTCATCATATTAATTTTCAATCAAAATGTAAAGATGGGTTCTCTATTGATAAACCTCATCTTGCAAAAAATGCTCTAGGTAATCTTGCGGTAATCTGTGAATCATGTCACGATGCACTTCATAATAATGAAATAAAAATAGAAAAAAAAGTATCAACTTCTAAAGGTAAACGATTATTATAATTAAACAAAAATTAATTCTCCAGATTTTATTTGATTATAATTTTCATTTAATTTAAAATCACAATTATATAATTCGGTAATTTTTTTAATTTCTTCATCAATAAATTTAACATTATCATCAATTTGTTTATTATCTACATGTGATAATTTATAATAATAATATGGACTTGATCTACATTCAACAAGATATTCCATATTCTTTATAGGAATTATATTTTGTATATTTTTCAATACTTCTTTTAATAATTCTAAAGAATTTTCATCAAACATTAATAATTTAAATTCTTTTTGTATAACATATGGTTTTTTTATTAAGCGTTTTTGTATTTCTGTATTAAATGCTTCTTTTATATCATTATTAATTTCTATATTTTCAAATAATATATCAGAATTAATTAAAATAGATTCATATGTTTCTTTTGGATAATTTTTATTTGTATTTATACAATCATTATATATAGATGGATCTATATTATTTTTAATGAGTTCTTCTTGTATATTTTTATCAATATTTAAAATATTTGAAATTTTTGTTATTAAATTATATATTTTAACTTGATATTCATAACATTCTTTTAGCAATGTTCTTGAATCATTTTTTATTTTAGAATACGATAAATCATAACCTTTTTCTGTAGATATTACAACAACTGGAAAAATTTCATTTTGTTTCACAACTTTTTTTATTTTTGAACAAAATCTAGTTATTTCAGTACACAATACAAGTCCATCAATATTATCGTAATCAATAAGGTTAACATAATTCTTATTTTTTGTATCTGATGATATTTGAACAAAGACAATTTCATTAAGCTCGGGCTGTTTAAATTTATACATTTGCTAATTATAGTTTATATATTATAATTAATAATTATAATATAGTTTACACTGTCTTTTTTTCAATTTTTTATATTTATAAGACAACAATTTATTAGCCAAATTTTATATCCCTTAACAGCCGAGGTGTTTAAACACCTGAAAAAATCAATATTTTTAAATATTGATTTTTAGAGCTTGGAGTAATCTTTGATTACTCGCAACCTATTAGGCTGTTAAGGGATAATATCATTAGAAAAATCAATATTATGATTATAATTTTTATAATTTAGATGTGATTTTTTAGAATATAATATATCAGACATGTCATCATAAGATATGTTTTGTATATTTAATTCTGATTTATTCAGTTTATGTTTAAAATTTTTCTTTTTAATATTTAAATTTATTTCATTAACTTTTTTTTTATATTCTTCATTGAGATTAATAAAATAATCATCTGATACAGTTTGCATTATTTTATAATAATATTATTTAGTTAACTTGATTATTTTGTTAAGTATTACATCGCACTCCAATTTCCCGCTCTATATATATACATATAACCATTAAGATAATCAATATATAATGATCCGTTATTTATTCCAGTTTCAAATGGCGTTGGTGGACCATTTGCGTATTTAATTTTAAATAACTGTGTATTAGATATATCGTTTATATTTATTTCATTTGCGGCAGAAGAAACAATATTTATTGTTGTACCTGATATATTGACATTACCAGTACTTGTAAGATTCAATGGAGACCCAACTATAGTCCCAGTAATATTAATATTACCACTAGCATCAATATTCATATCCTCTGTACTTGTAAGATTTAATGGAGACCCAACTATAGTCCCAGTAATATTAATATTTCCACTGGTATCAATATTCATATCCTCTGTACTTGTAAGATTTAATGGAGACCCAACTATAGTCCCGGAAACATTTATATCACTAGAACTTGTAAGATTTAATGGAGATCCAAGTATAGTCCCAGAAACATTTATATTATTTCCTGCATTTATATTAATATCATTTTCTGTTACTAAATTTATATTTCCACTTGTATCAACTGAAAAATTTGTTGAGAATTCCACAAATGCTTTGTATAAATTTTTAATATAAGCATTTAATGTATTAAATCTATCATTAATATATGGTGGTATTATATTACTCATATAATTATATATTATTATATAATTATATATTTTTAAATAAATTTACTCAGATTTTTTCTTTTTAACAACTTTTTTTGGTTTAGTTATCAATTTAATTTCAATCTTGTTATCGGTTGTTACAAATTCTATTCCTAAAATATTATTAATCACTGCATTATTTGGATCATATTCAATATCTTTTGATTTTAATGTTGAATTATTTAATAGTTCGACAATTTGATTTGCAAATATCTTGGAATCCGAACCATAAATATTGTGTTTCTCGGTGAAATATTTTTCTAATCTATTTATTTTTTGTGGTTCTTTTAATCTATAAAATTGTTTTTTCATAGATAGTAATTCAATTTGGTCAATTTTATTATCAAATTTATCTATCTTACTTTCTTCAGGTTTTTCTAATTTTTGTAAAATACTTTGTATTTGATTTTTTGTTGTTTCATCTTCAGTAAATTCTAGTTCTAATTCATATCGTTCTCGTTTATTACGAATAATTAATTGTAAAACGTCCATTCTTATATAATTTTATTGTTATTTAGTTAAGTTATAATATAATTATGATTCAATTTTTATTTATTATAATTTAGAAGACTATATTATATGATATACAAACTATTATTATTAATTATTATAATTTTTGGTATATATTATTTAAATACTAGATATAATCAATTACTAGATAAAAGAAAAATAGATATAATAAAAACCAATAAAATTAATAGAATTTCTTCTGACAAACGTATAGTAGATATATTATTTAGTATACAATCATATTATAGATATAACCAAGAAGCATTTGAAGAATTAATTAAAAATTTAGAATTATTCTTAGAATTATATGAACTAATAAAAATAGATAATGATAAATCAAATGATTTATATTTTAATATGATTGATAGAAAGAAAAATATAATTAATACGTTAATATCATTTAGAATAAGATTACCTGATGAATATAATATAAATGATGTTATTAATGATATGAATGAAATTCTAGACGATTATATAAAAGAAGTAGATATAATTCATGAAAATTATATTAAAAATAATGGTATAAATTACACAACAAAATTATATAAATTAAATGATTACGATGCATATAATATCGATGTAAATCCTGTTATGCCAAAAGAAAAATTATTATTTAACAGATTATAATTAATAAGCTATAATTATAAAATATTTAACTGATATAACAATATATGAACTATGATGATAGATTAAAAGCGGCAAATATATCTTTTAAACGTAATCGTGAACATGATATGTTATATAAGCCTAAACCAGTATTATATACATATTATCAAATATGTCAATTTCCGGTACCTAATACAAAAGAATATTCTGTTCGTCGTTTAAAAATTAATGAAAATTTTGAATTTGTAGACATTAAAGAAAAACAATATAATAAGAAAAAAATAGAAAAATTTGTAGAACGGACACCAGAAAATAAATTTTCAACATATCCAACATTCAATATTAAAACAGTAGCATATCCAAATCCCAATCAAATTATATCTGCCAATTCTGAACTTCTTAAATAAATTATGTGAGCAGCATCATTATTATTGCAAATACAATTAAAATTATTCCAGTAAATAGATAAGCATTACTAATATCTGATTTAGAATCACAATAATCATCATTGAATTTAAATTTGGGTGGATTTCTTTGTAATCTTTTTTGTTGTTTTTCTCTTTCTAAATATACTTGCTTCTTATAATCTTCAAAATCTAAATTGTTTAATGCTTCTTGTTCAAGTTTTTGCCCAGAAATAGCTGGTTGCATAGTTACAGACATATATATAATATTATATATAAGATAAATTAGATATTAAATAAAAATTGAATTTTATTTAATAACTAAGTTAACTTAATTATAATACTATAATATATAATAATGCTTTACATGGTCTGTCCTACTTGTGGTGAATTACTCGGAGATAAACAAATCCCATTAAATGATGGTCTTAAAAAAATATGTGATAAATATAACATCAATGATGAACTTTTATCTAAAGGTTTTGATAAAACACCCGAATTTATTGAAGCTAGATCAAAACTAATTCAAGATCTTTTTGTTAATGTATGTTGCAAAATGCGTGCACTAAATTATCTTGAACTAGTTAAATTAATAAAAGGATAAGTAAACTAAATTATTATTTACTATTTGAATACTTTTGAAATATTTCAATTAAATTATTTATATTTTCATTTGATAAATGTATATTATATATTATTTTTTCACCTCTTGAAAAGTTAAAAAAGTTTAACTTATAATTTTCTTTAATTTCTGTCATAATATTATACATTAGTAATTGTAATATATGTTTTAGATTTATATCTTGTACTACTTTAATCTCCCAAAGTTCATTATGAACATCAATCAGATCTATTTCTCCTACAAGATTTAAATTTTCAATATATTGATTATTTACATTATAATCAAAATCTGATTCAGTTACATATTTTTCTATTTCAGTTAACATATCGGCATATCTCACCAAAACTGAATTAAATTTTTCACCATGATTGTCAATATGATAATAGTGTTGTGTTGACAATGCATGATGAAATACTTCGCAAATAAATATTAATTTTCTTAATTTTTTAATATCTTTACAATTAATGTATTTATTATAATTTTTTTTAATATATTCTACATTATTTTTTACAAATTTTTGATAATATTGATTATTTAATATAAATGTGTATTCATCAAAAGGAATATTAAATTTTTTATATTTCAATTTCATTATTAATAGATCATTATATATTTTTGAAGGAATCTTATTTTCTAAATCTTTAATTTTATCCCAATTTAAATTTGATTTGTTCTTATTTATAAAATCATATGTTTGTTGATTATCACATTCTATTATATTTTTATCAGATATAACATTCTTAATATCCGTATATTGTCTCAATGGTTTATCATATTTTAAATTAATACAATTAATAAAATATGATTCAATAAATTTTCCTAAAAATATTGGCGAGACATATTCTACTTTTGTAAAATCTGAATCGTATAGACGTTCGGAATTTCTTTTTAGATTTTCATAATTTAATAAATTTGAGATATCATTTAGAACTCTTATTGGAAAATTGTCAATAATTCTTGTAATACGATTATCAAATAAGTTTTCAGAATTATATTTCATTAATGGAAATTTTAATTCAGTAAAATTTTCTGAATTAATATCATAATATTCTGATTCTATTTCTTGAAACCAATGATTAATTGACATCGATTTTTTATTTTCTTCTACAATTATATCAAGTGATTCAATTGCTCTAGTAGTACCAACATATAATAGATTACGTTCATTATGATGTTGTTGTTCCGTAAAATTATAATAATTAATTAAACTAGATTTTGCACCAATTAATATTATATATTTCCATTGTAATCCTTTTGAACCAAATATCGTCATTAATGCAATATGACCAACAACTGGCTCAAACTTCATATTTGGATTACTTTCTTCTTTTGATTCATCATAAAATTGCGTAAATTTTATATCATATGATGTTAATAAATTTGCAATCATACATAAACCACTCGAATAATTTAGTCCAATGCGACCTTTTACAGGTGATAGGATTGCGATATCTGAAAGTTCTACTTTATTATCAATTAATTCAGCTAGTATTTTTAATATATTTTCTTCAGTATTTCCTATGTGAAATATAGGTTTTTTATTAATATTTCCTTTTGTTGAAATAATAGGATGAGTTTGATCTACACGTAGATTTTTTGAAAATTCTATAATCTCTTTATAAGAGCGAAAATTTGTTGTTAATAAAAATTGTTTACCATTAAATTGCATAAAATATTTTGATTCGGAATCTCTAAATTGAAAAATATTTTGATTGGAATCCCCAATAAAATGTAATGTAATATTTAATTTATTTTTGAGATTTATTAAAATATTGTATTGAATTTCATTTAGATCTTGTGCTTCATCAATAAAAATACATTTTATTTTATTTAATTTATCATTTTGTTGTAATATTTCTGTATTATTATTTTCAAGATATTCCATAAATTTAAATGATAGTAAAGATACATCTATTTTATTATTTGGATCAATAATATATTTTGATAATGCATCAATCGTTGAAATATATTCATGGTTAATTAAATTGTTTTTATCTACTATTTTTACTCTGTTAATAATATCATCGCGTGCAAGGCGCCCAAATACAAGCAGATAAATCTCATCTGGTTTATAAAAATTATTTTCTAATAAAAATATATTTCTTAATACTATCACTTGAGTTTTACCCGATCCTGCACAAGCTGATAACTTTGTATCTTCCATTTCTGGATATGTAACATAATTAAATTGTTCTTCTGTTAAATTATAACCCTTATAATCCATTAATTTTTTATAATTAGTATTAATTGTTATTTGTTAAATTAGTTATAATTATTTTATTTAGTTAATTTAATTCAATTTTTTCTAAATTATATTAAATAAAATTATATATCTTTCAAAAATTTTCTTACTTTATTTTTTAATTTATGCGGATCTGGTTTAGCATCAATATCACTGCTAATTGGTATTGAATTTAATACAATACCTACGCCATGAACTCCACCTGAACGGAAAACAAATACCTGATAAGGTTCTATATATTCTGGGCGTTGTTTAAATTTAAATGTTACATATGCAAATTCTTTTGATTTAATACAATCTTTTGAATCATTTTTTATTGGTTCTAATATCATTCGACCAGTTTGTCGTACATTACCAATTTGAAGCATTGGAGAATATCCATCACGTAGTGTGGCTGAATGGTGAAATATTGTAATCGCTGCGGTTATATGATATGCTAGATGATTTTTTATCATATCTTTATTTTTTAGTAGGACCATTCCTCCTCTAAGTGTTTTACGATTAATTTCTTTATCATTTGTACCAATCGCAATTGTTATTCTTGAATGATCTCCTGCAGTCATTATTTTTTGTTGCAAATAATTTTGCATAGATTTTACTTTAATTTCTTTAAATTCTTTATTAAATGGGCCTAAATACATTATATCACCTACATTAATAATGCCACCTCGGTTCATTCCAGCTAAAATTAGACCAATCCCATTCTTATTATATATTCCATCAACAAAAAATACATGGTCTGTATTATTTTTTGGTTTTTCAAAAAGTTTAGAATCCATATTGTTTATAAAAGATTTAATAATACGATTATTACAACGTTCATCTGGTTTTTTTGTTTCGTCTTCATCAAAATTTCTCCACATATTTCGTACTTTTAGTTCGCACAATAATTGTTGGATAAAATCAAGATAATAACCATTTTTATTTGAAATTGTAATTACTGGAATTTTTAGTTGTTTTGAATTATCTGAACGCATATATGATTTTATTTCATCTATTTTTTGAATTTTATAAAAATCTGTTTCACATGATTTATTATAAGGAGAATTTATAAAATCTGCTGGGACTTTTATAAAATTTTTACAATAATTTTCAACCATTTTTCTAGATTCATTATAAATTGCTTCTGGTGTAATATCATAACGTGTTAAAACTATTATAATTGGAATATTATTTGACATTAATATTGTTGCATGTTGTTTTGTCATTGGAAGAATACCTTTATTTGAACCAACAATCAAAAAAGAATAATCTGGATATTGACTCGATATTCCATATGCAGTTGTTTTAAAATATTTTTCTTGTCCACATAGATCTATTAGAGTTACCGGACGATTATTATTTGTAAGAAATGTTTTTGTAGAAATACTTGATGTTTTTTTAGAATTAACTTCATGTTGATGTCGTGCAATTGTTAATCTTGCACTGCCATCACCGTCATCCAGTTTCCCAGATGTAATTACTCCTATAAATGTAGATTTACCCGAATCCGCCGAGCCTGCTACTGCTATACCAAGTTCTGTATTAAAAGGTAATGTGTCAGATGACATCTTATTGTATTCATAATAATATTTTATTATAATGCTTTTAGATTATAATAATATCAATTTTTTTATTCTCTATCCGACGGATAAAAATATATAAAGGTAAAAATATAAAATTATACTTTATATTTTTAAGATTGCTCCAATTTTTATTCAAAAATATATCTTGTATTAACTTGTAAAGTATTAAGTTTTACAATTTTGGCAATATTATTTTTATTAATAATATATATATTATTATTTAACATATTGCCGGATGTTGTTGTACATATCAAATTATCACGTGTATTATCATATCCAAGAAACACATATTCTGTATCATTATTTTTTTCTTTTAAAACAGTTCCCGGATTATATTCTTGTTCACCAAGAGATAGTCCATTTAATGAATTATTTAAATCATTACCAGTTATTGAATTAACAAAACCGTGTACATTATCGATTATAGTTCTTATCATAATAAGATTATACAATTGTTATTTAGTTAAATTGTTTTATTTTATTAAATTGTTTTATTTTGTTAAATTGTTTTATTTTGTTTTATTATAAATTTTATTTTAAATTTTATTTAGTTAACTTAATATAAAATTTGACTCATACAAATATTTGACTACTTTTTATATTTTTAGCAAATATAAAAATTGAAAAGTTATAACTAAATTAACTAAATTAACTAAATTAACAAACCAAAATAAATAAAATGATATATAGAGATAAATATATATATTTATTAATTATTGAAACAATGTACAAAACAAAAGATTATCTTGTAAAATTTAATAGAAAATATGATATTAAAACGAAAGATAAACTAAATGAACTTATTGATTTCATATATAATAAAATAAATGAAAATTATAATATTACATTAAATAAACAAGAATTTATTGATGTATTTTCTAAATATTCATATTTTAAAAATAATAATCTTATTCTTGATACTACATACAAAACAAATAATAATTATAATAGTCTTACAAATATATTTAATTCACATAAATGTCTACCTATACGTCACAATGGTATTAATGAATTATTCGGTCCATTTGGTTCCCAGTGGCTTCACGATATTCAAGTTGATGACGATGTTACAAAACCAGAAATAGTTAGACGTAGATTACAATTTGAAAAATTAAATTCAATAAAATATCCTGCACAACGTTCTCCCGAATGGTATACACAGCGTGATGGAAAGATTACTGCTAGTGATGCTGGTGTTGTTATTGGTGAAAATAAATATGAATACCCTTATAAAATGATTGTTAAAAAAATAAGAGAAACATTTCAAAATAATGAAGCAACATATCATGGAAAAAAATATGAAGATATTGCAAAGTTAATTTATGAATACAGAATGAATGTGTTGGTTCATGAGTTTGGTATGGTCGAACATCCAACAATAGGTTGTCTAGGTGCTTCGCCTGATGGAATTGTTACTCCATATAAAAATGATAATATACATTTAACAGAATTAGTTGGACGTATGCTTGAAATTAAAGTACCATTATCTCGTCAAATATTAAAAACCGGAGAAGTTAAAGGTGAAATTTGTCCAATATATTATTGGGACCAAGTACAATTACAATTAGAATGTTGTGATTTAGATGAATGTGATTTCTGGCAATGTACATTATTGGAATATTCATCATATGAATCATTTTTTAATGATACATGTAAATCTGAACCATTTAGATCTAAAACAACATCATTTGAAAAAGGTGTTCTTATACAACTTTTACCAACAGATAAGATTGTAAAGAAAACAAGTCCTGATTATCTTAAGGTTGTACACGAATATGCAAAATTTATACACCCTCCAAAAATAGAAATGACACCTGAAGATTGTCAGAAATGGATTAATGAAGAATTAAGTCAATTAGAAAAAACAAATCCTAATTATTCTCTAGATAGAGTTGTATATTGGTATCTTGGAGTTGCTCATTGTGAATTAATTAAAAGAGAAAAAGAATGGTTTGAATCAGTAAAACATAAATATACTGAAATGTGGAATAATATAACATTTGTCAGATCTGATCAAAAATATAAAACATTTATTTTAGATATAGTAGACAATATTACTTTAAATGATAAATTTAAAGATAAATATATTGAAGAAAATAAAAATAAATTTATATTTAAAATAATAGACAGTTTAAAAAAAGATAACTCTAAATATGATGATTTATATAATTTATATAGATCATATAATTTTAAAAATATAAAAAATAAAAATGATATTAATATAAATCTAGAAGATATTATGACAAAAATATAAAAAATAATATATATATATATATATAATGTATAAAATTATTAGCATAGTTAGTATTATATTTAATATAGTTTTTTTAATTATTATATTGAATATGTATAATAAAAAATCAAATAATAACATAAAAAATAATATAGATTTATCAAAATATTCATCAAAATCAATATGGAAAAGTGGAGAATTTTTAAAAATCGGTGATTTTAAAGAATCACCAAATGGAAAAGTAAAAATTTATGTTACTCTTGTCGATGATAGTATTAATTTAATGATAAAAGATTTAAACGAATACTATAACGATTTTAGTGGAAACAAAATATATGATAGAAATTTAGATAATTTATGGATGGAAGAATTTAATAAATATAAAAATAATTTATGTTATCAATTACTTGATAATGATAAATTTAATTTTAGAATTGGATATGTTAAAAATAATACATTTAATAATATTTTTGAGGAATGTAATGGTAATTGTGGTAATTTTATGGTAAACAAACATGGTCACGGTAAAACAAATAAGCTTATACCTTTAAAAAAAAGAATAAATAGTGAAACATCTGAAGAGAAACAATATCTTTATGATGAAAATGCTACTGTTATTGAATCATCCGATTTTTATAATCGAGAAGCTTATAACGTGTATAATATAAGCTTTATATTATTACGCGATGATGGTGCTTTTTTATTTGATAAAAATAATAATTTGCAAGGTATTCTATAATTATGCCTCAGATTCAGTTTTAAAATTAGTATTTCTGAATATTTCTTTACGTAATTTATTTACTTCTCTATCTTTTATTCTTTCTTTTGTTATTTCATCAAATGATTTACCATTTAATAATTGTAATATAAAATTTATAGAATATACACCACATTCAGAATTTTCAAATTGATGACGTGTTCTATTTACACGTATTTTACAATGTTTACCTTCATTTTTTGATTCATAATAATAAATAAATTTTTTAAATAGTTCAATTACTCTTTTTTCTGGTGGAGAACCATATGAATCAAAATAATAAACTTGACCATTTTTAACATCAGCATATCCTGCTGTCCAATGTGATCCTGATTGCCAACTCTCATCTAAATTAAATATAATACCAAATTTTGTGACACCGTCTTTTACTTCTTTATCTATGTTTATATCTGCTACTCCTTTTAAATTTATTTTTTGAAAATCCATTGGTACTGCACCCAAAAATGAAAATTCTTTAATATTCATTTCATATTGATTCATAACTTCATCAATATTTACAGTATTTAACCATTCAAATCGACCATTTGGCCCAAGTGGTCTGAAAGTAAATTTTTCTAATTCAATTTTCATAAAATCATCCATTTGTTTTACAAAATCTTGTTGTGCCCAACATAATTGTCCATCACATACATTTTTATATTTATTTTTTATTTCTCTTAATAAATATTTTTTATATCTTTTTGGTTTTAATATCTCTGTTCTACAACTTAATTTAATTTTATCATTATGTGTTTTATTATATGCATTAACCATTTCAATTAAAACTGGCAATACAATACACGATCCTGCTTCAAAATTTTTACCAGGAGCACATCGTTTTTCATCAAACTTTTTTGTTTCTATTTTGTCAGTACTTACACTTTCCATTACACTTGTATTTATACACATATTATTACTCATATTATTTTATATATTAGAAATAAAGAAAAAAAAATATTATTTAGTTAACAAATTATTATTTAGTTAACAAATTATTATTTAGTTGACAAATTATTATTTAGTTAATAAAATCTCATATTCTGCTAGATCAATATTATCATCAAAAAGATAACGAATATTATTTATTATTAAGCCTTTAAAATTTAAATTTTCATCTAAAACTAATCCAGTAGTATCTATATATAATTCTTTATTATCTAGCCGTATTTTTGTAAATATTTGTTTATTTGGTTTACTTAATTTACCATAAACTACATTTATTATATCATTTTTATCTTTTTTTAATTCTGGATACATATCAAGAATAACATTTATCACTTTTAATCTGTCATCCATTATATTAAAAGGAGCCGATTTAATTTCTGTCATTATTTATTTATTATATTATAAGGATATAATGTAGTTTATTTATAATTCAATTTTTATTTATAATTTAATTTTTATTTATTTCATACAGATTATTATATAATTTTGAATATATATTATGATCACCGTAGAATTGATATTGTTTTACAATTGCAAAATATATAAATAATTCTGTTAAATAAGCAGTAATTACCAATAATAATAATCCAGTATGTATTTTATTCCAATATTTTCCCTGTATTTTTAATCTTAAAACGCTTACAATAAATATAGTTAATGCTATAATCAGTGGTATACCTGTCCATTTTAATATTAATTTATTATTTATTTTATTTCTTTCTGTTGCTTGTTCGGTGCCTTTTTCGATAAGTTCCTTTGTTTCTTGTTTATTTATATATTTTTTAATTTTTTCTTTTTGTTCTTCATCATGTTTTAAATATTCATTTATTATATTAACTTTATCTTCTAATAAAATTTCAAATTGTTTTGAAGCAACATATTTAAAAAATAATGTTTGAACAATCATAAAAAATAATACATTTGAAAATATTATAATTAGATTTGACAATCTAAATAATTCATATTTTTTTCCAAGTATAGACATATATAATAATTATATAATATAATTATATAATATAATTATTATATAATTATATTATATAATTATTAATGAACAAAAATAGAATTGTAAAAAATGATCCTGTATGTAATACAGGAATAATTAGCTGTTTAAAAACTATTGAAGGAAAAAAAGGTATATTTTCAATTTTACTTATTGCCACAATATTAACTATATATGAAATTACTTTTTTTTATAAAATAATTACACCAGAAATAAATAATGTAATGAATAACAATTTAGACGATATCAGTAAACATTTATATTCTGGTATAAATAATATAAAAGTTGAAAAAAATAAAGGAATCATAGAAAATGAAGAAAATAAAGGAATCATAGAAAATGAAGAAATTCAAAAAAGGGAAGATAATAATAGAACGATAACAAAAATATTTAATACATTAAAAAAATATAACATTAATAATAATAATATATTAGATTTTTCTAAAAAAAAAATAACGGGTTTATTTTTTAATGACAAACTTAAAGCAACATTAAATACATTTTCTAATAGAGAAAAAATATTAACAAAACATATTAATAAATATACATTTATTAGTGGTTTATTATTACTAACTTTATTAATTATATTAATGATATTATTATGGAAAAATATAAAAAATAGTAAAATAGAAATAAACGAAAATAAAAATATGTCTGGTTCTATAAAAACAGCATTTTTTACTGTATTTTTATTGATAGCATTTCAAATATTATTTTACTTTTTTGGTAAGGTATATTATTTTCCTGGTAATTTAGGTAATGAAGAACTAGCTTCTATTATATTAAAAGAAATAAAAATATAAAAAATAATAATCATTGATTTAGTTGTTTTTTAATTGACGAATATCAAGCAATATCCCTTAACAGCCTAATAGGTTGCGAGTAATCAAAGATTACTCCAAGCTCTAAAAATCAATATTTTTCTTAAAAATATTGATTTTTTCAGGTGTTTAAACACCTAGGCAGTTAAGACTCCTTTAACTTTTATATTTTTAGCCGTCGGATAAAGGATAACATATATATTTTTATCTTCATTAATTTTTAAATTTATCAAAATATAAAAGCATTCTTTATAATTATTAATTTTGTTATCCTTTATCCGACGGCTAAAAAATATAAAAGTTAAAGGTAAAAATATAAAAATTTGTCTTCAACAAATTCTTTCGGAATCTTAACTGCCTAGGTGTTTAAACACCTGAAAAAATCAATATTTTTAAGAAAAATATTGATTTTTAGAGCTTGGAGTAATCTTTGATTACTCGCAACCTATTAGGCTGTTAAGAGATATCCAAGTAAACTTAGTTATAATTTATTCAATTTTTATCACATTCAAATTCTAATTCAAGAGAATATAATTCACCATTAAAATCATGAAAATCTTTCTCTTCTGTTGTATTTGAATTTTTGATTTGAATAATTAAACAATCTAACTCAGAAATAGATTTATCTAATTCAATTAATTGAGTAATTTCTCCATCTAAATTAATTTTATACATTGGTTTAGTATTAATATTAGTGAAACTAATAAATATATTAGATATGCTTAATGGGGAACAAGTTTCAGATACATATTTAGATGCATTTTCGTATTCTGATTCTGTAAATCCTAAGAATCTTCCAAATGATTTTTCTCCACATTCAATTTTAAAGTCTTCATCATTTGTATTTTCTATAATTACTCTACCTTTTTTATCAACTTTACAAACAATATTTACATCTTCTAAATTTTCAGTAATACCTTCAATTAAATCATCTAATGGATATATTCCATCTTCTAATTCTATTTTTTTTGTTTGTTCACCAATAATTATATTTAATTTATTATATGGTTCTTTTATCTCTGGTGTTATATTTAAATTATTTATTCTTAACTTCATATCAGATATATTTTTATAAGTTGTGTCAAATTTTTCTTTAAAGTCTATCATAAAATCTGAATAATATTTTATATTTTCGTTTTCTGGAGATATTTCGATTTTTATTTTTTGTCTTTTTACTTGTTTAGATTCTTGTTTAGATTCTTGTTTAGAATTTTGTTTAGATTCTTGTTTAGAATTTTGTTTAGATTCTTGTTTAGATTCTTGTTTAGAATTTTGTTTAGATTCTTGTTTAGATTCTTGTTTAGAATTTTGTTTAGAATTTTGTTTAGAATTTTGTTTAGATTCTTGTTTAGACTTTTGTTTAGATTCTTGTTTAGACTTTTGTTTAGATTCTTGTTTAGAATTTTGTTTAGAATTTTTTGATTTGCTATATGAATTAGATGATTGTGATGATTGTGATGATTGTGATGATTGTGATGATTGTGATGATTGTGATGATTGTGATGATTGAGATGATTGTGATGATTGAGATGATTGTGATGATTGAGATGATTGTGATGATTGAGATGATTGAGATGATTGAGATGATTGAGATGATTCGGATGATTCTGATAATTCAGTGTCAGATTTTTTTTTATTAAATTTAGTACCTTTTGCAAATTTTACATTTTTACTATTTTTTTTACTATTTTGTTTATTATTTTTTTTAGATTTTAAATCTGATTCTGATTCAGAATCAGACTCTGATTCTGATTTTTTACTTTTTTTTGATTTATAATTTTTTACTGCTTTTTTAAGACCATTTTTTTTATTTTGATTATTTTTTTTCATATCAATTATCATTTGTAATAATTTTTTCTTTCTATTTGTTTCTTCATCTTCAGAATTGTTAGATTCGTCTGAATTATTTGCTTCATCCGAATTATTTGAATTTTTTTCTGTTTGTTTAATATTTTTTTTAACATATTTTTTAGTTTCATATGATGGTACTTCATCTTCTTGCATATAATTTTTATTTTTTTGTTTACGTATTTGTGATTCTATTTGTTCAGGTGTCATATGCAATAATGCTTGAGGATCCATACCTATGCTAGTTGCTACTTGATTTCTCATATCATTTACTCTAACAGCTAAATCAGCATTTGTTCCCTCCCTACCACCCATTGAAAAATTTTGGTTTTGTTTTTTAGAATTATTTCTTTGCTGATAACCTCTATCATTAGACATATTATTCATCCCATTCATATTGTTCATACCGTTCATATTGTTCATACCGTTCATACCGTTCATATTGTTCATACCGTTCATATTGTTCATACCGTTCATACCGTTCATATTGTTCATACCGTTCATACCGTTCATACCGTTCATACCGTTCATACCGTTCATATTGTTCATATTGTTCATACCGT